TCGACATGTAACTCATAAAGTTCTGCCATATCGTCCATGGCATAATTACCTGGTGATTCTCCATCAATCTGATCTTTTTTTTCTTGTAAATCAGAACCATTTGTTCCGTCATATCCGACAGAGGGTATGTCTAAATAAAAACCAGACACCTGTTTTTTACGCAGGTCATTCATTGTCATCTTTAAAACTTGTGTAATTCTTTCGCAATCATCTAAGTCCGAACAGCCATAAGGCACGATTACATCTTCTGCAGGTATAAACTTAGATGTTGCTCTGCCTAAAACCTCATCATAGTAAACTTTTTTAAACGCACTACCTGCTAAAGGTAATTGAAACAGAAGTGTGTCCATCTCCGGATTATAGTCTTCCATGACATGAGTAATCTCATAGTTCATGTAATCTTTGACACGCTCTGCAGCAGATTGTATTTGAGGTGAATTTGCACCTACAACTTGAGTGCGAACAGGACCGTCAGATGGTAACAATTCTACATAAGCCATAGCCTGAAACTGTGTTACAGCTTGTGCTAACATAGGGTGGTTTACAGAAGCGGCACCTCTAAATGGTCTAGTACGCTCTTCATACTTAAAACCTAAAAGGTCCAAACCTTTTGTGTATGACTGTTCCCAGTCTTCTCTAGTTGCTTTATCGTTGTCTACTTTTTCATTGAGATCATTAGCAAGAGCTTGTAGATATGACTCATCTAAAAACTCTGCAAGATTAGAATTAAATGTTGCTTGTATTTGTGGCTCTTCAGGATTAATAACGGCAGAACCATCTTGTACTAATTCTACATTAGATTCTGTTTTAGGTTGATCTAATTCAACCTCTTGTCCTACCTCTTCCACATCTAAATCTTCACCACCACCTGGTCCTAGCGCTTCGTTTGTTCTATCAAGTTTTGGAAAATCCGATGTAGGATTAAACTTTTCTACCATTAATAATCTCCATAAATGTCAGTAATTGAAACTAAACCATCAGAGGCAATTTTACCACCATCTTTTTTACGATATAAGAAAAATGGTCTTTTTGCTTTCTCTGCCTCTTCAAGCACTAAGACAGGTATTTTCACTAATGACGGATTATATTCTTCTAAAATTATTGTTGCATTTTCTGCTCTATCTGCATCACCCAATGGTGTAAGTTGTAATTCAACATCCCTTTCTTTTCTTGATGCGAAGAACTCCATTGTTTGACCTGGTGCTATCTCTCTTCTTACAACAACATCGTTTGGACCATAATCCTCAACGATCCGCAATATTTCATCATTTAGAAATTCGTCAACTCCCTCTCTGTTTGTTGGCGCAATATCTCTTAATAATTCAAACTGACCATCCACATTTTTACCTGTCATTTTCAGTCCTTTTTTAGCTTTGGACGGATCTACAATCGCTCCCTCTATAACCTCACCGCCGTACTTCTTGGCAATATTGTTCATTTGTTGAACAGACACTTTGCTATACAAGTCATTAAACTTCTTACCAGCAGGTCCTGTTGGATCTTTACCCCAACGTTTGTTGACTAACTCTCCTGTGAATATACCAACTCTATTAATACCTCTAGACTGTGCATCTTTAATTGTAGCTTTTATGATTAAGTCTACATAGTCAGCAGTCTTTGTGAAAGGTACTGGTGGAAATAATTGTATATTATCTGTTCTTTCATAACTAAAATTTTCAATAGGTCTTTGAGAAAGACTTCTTAATTCATCTGCCTGATCTGCACTAGGAACCTTTATGTTCTTAAGGTTTTGATCTATTTCTAATGATCTATTAAGATCTAACAATTGATCTCTCAACTGTAATTGCCTTTGATTAATTTCAAAAATGTTTTCATCAATAAATGGTTGGTTAGCCGCCTTTTTTTGTGCAAGTAACTCATTTACATTATCTTGTAATTTTAATATTTCATCAGTGTACCCTGGTATTAAACTTGCACCTGCAGCGTTTGGAAAAGGTTTTATGCCTTGTGTTTGCTCTAGCAACGCTCTTTGTTCAGGAGAGACTTGTTGTGCTAATGCATCAATTGTTCGTTGTGCTTTTTGTATTTGATCGGGTGTAGAAGCAGGATTGTTTAATACATCTCTTGCTTTTTGATCTGTAAGTTTAAGTCTATCTAATAATGTTTTTATTCTTAATTGTTCGACACGTACAGTATTTAACATGTCTGTTTGAAGTTCTTGTATGACTGATGCTACGCTGCCATCTGCTAAATTATAATCAGCAACTCTTGTGAATGCTATAACGTTAGGCTCACTAAAGTGTGAGCTATTAACAAAAGGTTGGCCCTCACCCGGTATAGGTCCTGCTTGAACCACCACTTCTCTGTAATTTACACCTTGATCATCAAGTGGTTGTTGACCTGCATTTTCATGTCTAGGTCTACCTTGATCTGGAAAATCTGGGTTTGCTTGTTGTTTGACACGCATTTCTAAATTACCAGTCGGTGATGTTTCAAAGTAATCTATAATTTGTTGTTTTGATAATTTACGTCCAGGATAATATTTTTCGTAATCTCTTAGAAATTGTTCTAAACCTGAATCTCTAATCTCTGATAAGGGTGCTGTGTCGCCACCTGTTAAATAATTAGCCCAGTCCTGTGGTCTTGCAGCTCCCGGTGCATTTGGGCTTTGTAATTTTTCGTAAGTAAAAGATTTAAACGGAAAGTCTGATTCTTCTACAACAGGCACAGCTTGGTCTGCTCTTGGTAAAGTTGTAGGTTGTCCGATATCTGACTTTGTAGGCGTGCCTTTGACTTTACCAAATACATTAAATAATCTTAGTGGATTAAACGCAGTGAGATTACCTGAGTCAACTGCTTCTTGGAAAAAGTCTTGACCCTGAAAGGCAGGATCAGGTGCGAACTGTTGTTGATTAATATTTTGCAACGGATCACCGCCAATGGCCATACGCACTGAACCGCCCTTATTAAATAAATCCGTTTTGTCAAAATTTATGACGGGCATACCTTTTCGAACAGGTGTTTCAAGTCCTCTTCTTTCTTTTGTTTTTGGTGGTCTTCCTAAATCTTTTTTATAAAATTTTATTTTATTTGGGTTTTTTATTGCTCCTTCAAAATATTTTTTTACCGCAGCCAAGGCATTATTTGCCTCTAGGCCAGGATTTAAGTTTCTTTCTTCTCCCAATAAAAGTCTTCTATCTCCAGCATTTAATCCTCGTTTTCTAAGAAGTTCAATAATTTTGTCATCATTAACTCTATAAAATCCAGTCATTTTTCTTTTTTTAAAAGCTTTATTAAATTTCTTTATATCATTAATTAATTTTAAGATTTTTTTTGTATCACCAGAATCTAATGCTTTTTTTAACTTTCTTATATGATTGTCAAGTCTTCTCTCAACATGCACTTGTAACTGTACGTTATATGCACCGGGATTTATTCTTACATTCTCAGCAAAATCAGAAAGGATAGCTGATGCAACTCTGCCTTTAACAGGAGCACTATGTGCTAATTGTGGACCAAAAACATTCATTAAGTTTTTAATAAATTCTTTTTGTCCACGATCTGATTCTAAATCTACTTTATTAGCTAAAGTTGGTTCATATTCTTTTATAAATTTATCTCTGAATTTTAATATTTTTTTATTTTGACTAGGTGACAAAAATAAATTTTTTAAATAATCCTCTGTTTTTTGCGCTGCCTCTTTTCTGAAACCCTCAGTCACTTTAAATAATGGAACGTTAAAATCTCTACCTTCAGCGGCATCTTTATTCATTCTTTTCATCAAAATTTGTTCAGCTAATTCATTATTATACTCAGCTCTATCTTTATAAATTTCTTTTAAAGCTGGTTGAGAATCAAACTCTGCTTTTGTAAGTGCACCCTCTGCTCTCATCTCATCTGCAAAGCTATCTAAATCTTTTCTAGCTGACGAGGCTAAATATTTCGATAGCAACGAGTCTTTAGTTAAACCAAATTTTCTAACTATTCTGTTAGCTTTATCATAATTGCTAACACCTTTTGTTTTTACTATGGAAGTAATCTCATCGACATCCTCATCTATTTGTTTTGTAGTTCTAGCGCCTGGGTTTAATTGATCAAACTGTCGTTGAGATATTTCACCTGAGTCTAAGTACTGCTTTAATTTTTTTGACTCTAGTGGTTGCAAATTTTGCAGTTTCATTTCATCAAAAAGTCTTGCAAATGTAATGTCACCTAGGTTATTTTCTTGTAAAAATTTATTTTTAAAATTAATCATTTGATCTACTTTTGCTATAGATGAAGCTCTTCTGCTTATAGCTGACTGAGTTAAAGCTTTACCAGTTACTTTTTCTGTGGCAAGTAGTTCAGGTAATTCTTTTCTTAACAATTCTCTATTAACACCATACTTGTCAGCTACTTCAGTCAACTCACCTGGTTTTACTTTTACTTTGCCTGATTTTATATCTGCCACTAATTTATTGAATGTATCAGTACGAGCTGGAGTCACAGGAGGTAATAATCCAAACTCAGGATCTCTAATACTGTAAGGTACTTTTAATTGACCTTTTCTTACATAGTCATTTTTTTTGTTTTGTATATCTTTGTAAGATAAATTTTTTACACCTGATTTTTGTTCGATACCCTTTACAAGTTCTTCTTCTGTAGAATATTTTTTGCCTTTTTCTAAATCATCAACTAAAGCTTTTGTTACTTTAAGTGTGTCACTCTCTTTAACATTTCTTTGATAAGAAACTAGGGGACCAGATTTTTCTATCTTTGGTCTAGGTTTACCTGTTAAAAATCGCATACCACGCTCTTCTGCGGCTTGCATTTGAGCAGTTGCTAAATCTTGATCTGTTAAACGTTCCGTGGTCCGTCCACCGTCTACAGCGATATCATCTTTTACTTTATTTATTTCTTGTCTAAGTAACAAAGCGGTTCGTGGGTCACGGTTGATAATTTCTTGTTTTGCAGCTCTAGTCGGAGCTGAATCTATTAAATCAAATAAGGCACGTGAACCTGCGGATAACCCTGCTCTAATTGCTTTAGCTGTTCCACCAACGATACCTTTTGTGCCAAGGGCAACGTCTATTTGATCGATTGCAGAAAAAACTAAGTCTGCTAATTCTGTAGGACTAAAATCATATATTGGTCTGCCTTCAGCTAAACTTGTTACAGATTTTTCTATGGGAGTTTGTATTTCTTGTAAGAATGCTTTTGGTCTACTGAACTGTCTATTTAATTCGTCAGCTACTCTTTCTGCAATTTCTTGTTCTTCAAATCTTCGTGGTAATCCGAGTGCTTGTACTTCTGGTGCAATACGCTCTCTAATTTTTCGTTCCATTTCATTTTCAAGTTGCACACCAATTAAATTTTTTTCATCTGCAGGAGTTAATAGTTTTTGACCAGGTAATAAGGCTTGTCCTAATCCTTGAAAACCTGTTGCTAAATTAAGTCCACCAGGTTGACCATATAACATTCTTCCAACGTCTTTTATAGCTTTGTTAACTTTGTCGACAGGCTTACTAGGTTTAGAGAATGGCACATCCAGTTCAGGTTGCAAAGACACATCAGGAAACCCCTGATACGCAGGATCTTCTTCTATGATGTCATCGGTGGGTCTGTATAAGTCTAAGCGACTTTTAATCATCAGTAATACTCCGTCTCATTTTGGTCCGTGGGCTCTGGTTCGTAGTCATCGTGCAACGCAACAAAGTTCCCTTTACGAAACCGTAGTAGTGCTTGGCTCATGGAGTCTACAAGATCGTCATGTTCTGCGTGTGGGAACATAGCACATTCTTCTATCATCTCTTCTGCCCAGCGTTCATTCGGTGCCCATACTGCGCCACTTTCAAACACAGGAGCAACAGCGTGCACTCTCGACAACTTATCATTGCCTTTGCTTGGTGTAAAGTTGATAACGGGTATGCCGACCTGACGTAATTCCTGTATGAGCGGGAGGCCCGAGGCTTTTGCTTCTACGATCACGGACTCCGGTTCCCAATATTTATACTGTTCCATGGCTACACGTTTAAGCTCCGGAAACTCAAATCTATCTTTAACGACATCTAGCAATATAATATTAGGCGTAATCTCATCAGGATAAAACACACCCCACGTGG